TACAAGAACCCCCTGAACCGTGACTATTCCAAAACCCTTGAATTGGATGTGGCCGGGGTTCCCCATGTGTTCGCTTGGGGTGGCCTTCATGGGGCCATTCCCAAATATCACGGGGAAGGCTGGTTCGTCAATGTGGATGTGGCTTCCTATTACCCGTCTTTGATGCTGGTTTATAAGTGGCTTTCCCGCAATGTTCACGATCCTTCCAAGTATGCGGAAATCTACCACACCCGCCTGAAGCTGAAGGCGGAAAAGAACCCCATGCAACAGCCTTACAAGATTGTTCTGAACAGCACCTATGGAGCTATGAAGGATAAGCACAATGCCATGTATGACCCCCGGCAAGCCAACAATGTTTGTGTGGGCGGTCAGCTTCTTCTTCTGGATTTGATTGAACGGCTGGAAGATCATTGTGAAATCATCCAGAGCAACACGGATGGTATTTTGGTCAAACTTCGCCGGTATGAAGATTTTGAAATGCTGGACGATCTGTGTTGGGAGTGGGAGCAAAGAACCGGGATGCGCCTTGAATTTGATGAATTTCAAAAGGTGTATCAGAAGGATGTGAACAATTACATCATTGTTCCTTCCGGGCCGCTTCGTGACGAAAAAGGGAAACCCCGCTGGAAGTGCAAGGGTGCCTATGTCAAAAAGCTGTCTGATCTGGATTATGACCTTCCCATTGTCAACCGGGCCATTGTGAACTATTTCCTTCAGGGGATCAGCCCGGAAACAACCATCATGGAATGTTCCGATCTTCGAGATTTTCAGAAGGTTGTGAAGGTGTCCAGCAAGTACAAATATGCCCTTTATTCCCCGGTGGTTACGGAAGCTAAGATCAGGGATGAAAAAGGCCGTTCTAAGAAAATCACCCGCTTCAGCGGCGGTGAGGTTCAGACGGATAAAACCTTCCGAGTGTTCGCTTCCAAGGATCAGAGCAAGGGCGGAATCTTCAAGGTTTCCGGGAAAATCGTCAAGGGCCGGGAAAAGAACCCTGAAAAGTTCGGCAACACCCCGGATCATTGTTTCTTCATCAATGATGATGTGACCAACCTTCCTATCCCGGATGAACTGGACAAGCAATATTACATTGATGTTGCTTGGGATCGGTTGAAAGATTTCGGGGTGGAACGATGAACAATAAAACCTTTCAGGGGGGGGGAGCGTTGAAGCATGGAACTGTTTAGGGGCTATGTGCCTACCAGAAATAAACAATGCCTTGAAAAATTCAAAGGCATTGAAAAACTGAAAACCCGTTCAGAAGTCCAAGACCTTGATGAATACGCCGGTATTCTTGGGGAAGAAACCATCCTGATTGATGTGGATGATGCGGAAACATCTGAACTTTTGTTCAGAATTGTTCAGGATTTAGAACTGAAGTGCAGAGTGTACGCCACCACACGGGGAAAACACTTCTTGTTCAAGAACTGTGGTGTTAAAAAAAGCTGGACGAAATGCACCTTGGCCGTGGGTATCACCACGGATGGAAAGGTTGGAGCCAATAACAGCTATGAAATCTTGAAGTCCGGTGGCGTGGAACGGCCCATTCTGTATGACTTCCCTGAAGGGGAGATTCAGGAACTTCCCAAGTGGCTGACCCCAGTAAAAAGCAACTATGATTTCCCGAACCTTGGGGAAGGTGATGGGCGGAACCAAACCCTGTTCAACTACATTCTGACCCTTCAGAGTGACGATTTCACCAAGGAAGAAGCCCGTGAATGTATCAGGCTGATTAACCGTTATGTGCTGAAGAAGCCCCTTTCCGACAAGGAGCTTGATGTGATCCTTCGGGATGATGCTTTCAAGAAAACATCCTTCTTCCGGGATAAAACCTTCCTGTTTGATAAGTTCGCCACCTACCTGAAGAACAACAACCATATTGTGAAGATCAATAACCAGCTTCACATTTACAAGGATGGTATCTATGTTTCCGGTGCCGGTGAGATTGAAGGGGCCATGATCAAGCTGATCAGCAACCTGAAGCGGGCGTGGCGTTCGGAAGTCCTGTCCTATTTGGAAATCATGATTGAGGAAAACACCAAGGCCACCAACCCGAATATCATTGCTTTCAGCAACGGCCTTTACAATATCCGGGATGGTTCCTTCAAAGAGTTCACCCCGGATGTGGTCATTACAAACAAAATCCCGTGGCCGTACAACCCCGCCGCCCATGATGATCTGTTGGATCATACCCTGAACCGGCTGGCCTGTGATGATCCTGAAGTTCGGGCCTTGCTGGAAGAAATGGTGGGTTATTGTATGTACCGCCGCAACGAACTTGGCAAGGCGTTCATCCTGATTGGTGATAAGAGCAACGGCAAATCAACCTTCCTTCATGTGGTGAAAAACCTTCTTGGGGATCAGAACATTGCTTCCCTTGACCTGAAGGAATTGGGTGATAGGTTCAAAACCGCCGAACTGTTCGGCAAGCTGGCAAACATCGGTGATGATATTGGTGATGAATTTATTGCCAATGCTTCCGTGTTCAAGAAGCTGGTCACGGGTGATCGGGTGAATGTGGAGCGCAAAGGCCAAGATCCATTTGAGTTCAACAATTATTCCAAGTTCCTGTTCAGCGCCAACAATATTCCCCGTATCAAGGACAAAACCGGAGCCGTTCAGCGGCGTTTGGTGATCGTTCCCTTCGATGCCAAGTTCACCCCCAATGATGCAGACTTCCGCCCATTCATCAAGGATGAACTGTGTGAACAGGGTTCAATGGAATATCTGGCCTTGCTTGGCCTTCAGGGGTTGAAGCGGGTTCTTGGGAACGCACAGTTCACCACTTCCAGCAGAGTTCAGGGGCAGTTGGACGAATATGAGGAAAACAACAACCCCATTATTGGGTTCATCAATGAAGTTGGCCTTGACGGGATTGAAAATGAAGCCACCGATTCCGTGTATCGCCGGTATAAGGAATATTGCATTGCAAACAACTTCCAAGCCCTTTCCAAGATTGAGTTTTCCCGGCAGATCACAAAACGCTGTGGCTTCACAACGGTTCCCAAGTGGATCAGAAACCGGAAAACCCGTGTATTTGTGAAAGGCGGTGACACAGAATGAGTGGTTCCAAGAAGGTGTTCACCACTTTGGGCAGTTCCAACCATGTTCCCGAAGAACGGGAAGCATTTGATTACTACGCCACCGATCCAAGGGCCGTGGAAATGCTTCTGGAACTGGAACAGTTTTCCCCGGTCATTTGGGAACCGGCCTGTGGGGAAGGCCATATTTCCAAGGTGCTTCAGGCCCATGGTTATGAAGTCATTTCAACTGATCTGATTTACCGGGGCTTCGGTGATCCTGAACCGTTGGATTTCCTGAAGGAAACGCTGGACGATTTTGAAGGCGATATAATCACAAACCCGCCGTATTCAATGGGGCTTGAATTTGTTCAAAGGGCGCTTGAAAGCGTCCGCCCCGGTGGGAAAGTGGCTATGTTCCTGAAGGTTCAGTTCTTGGAGGGGCAAAAACGGGGTGAGTTCTTCAGGCATACCCCCCCCGAAAAGTTTATATCAGCCGTTCCCGGCTGGCCTGTTATAAAAACGGTGATATGACCGGGAAACCGGAAAGCGCCATTGCCTATGCGTGGTATGTGTGGGAAAAGGGCTTCACCGGTGATCCGGTGATCAAATGGTTCAACTGAAAGAAAGGATGATTTCAATGTTACCTAAAACCAAAATGGAACGCCATTCCGATATTTGCAAGGAAATCAATGCCTTGTACGCCATGAAAAATCATGACTATGGTGACAGCTTTCACCAGACCTTCACGGAAGAAGGAATGGCAATGCCCCGGATCAGACTTGGGGATAAGCTGGCCCGGTTCAAGAGCCTGACCAAATCCGAGGTTCAGGAAGTCAAGGATGAATCTATCCGTGATACCCTGATTGACCTTGCCAATTACGCCATTATGACGGTTCTTGAACTGGACGATCTGAAAGCGGAGGAACACGCCGATGAACGCTAACCGTTATATGCGGGATTCCTTGCGAACCGCTGACCGTTCCAACATGGATCGGCTGAAGCTGGAATGTGCCTTGGGCCTTTGCGGTGAAGCCGGTGAAGTGGCCGAACAGGTGAAGAAACATTTCTTCCACGGCCATGAACTGGACAAGCGCCACATGATTGAAGAACTTGGTGATGTGGCTTGGTATTTGGCCGTTTTATGTGATGCCATTGGTTCTGACCTTGATACGGTCATGGAAGAAAACTTGAAAAAGCTGGAACAGCGTTACCCTGAAGGGTTCGATCCTTACCGGTCACAGCACCGGAATGAATTGGGAGGTTGAAGAAAATGAAAATTATCAAGCCTGATGTGCAGTTCATCACCCCGATTGATGGGGCCACTATTCTGAAGCGGCTGGAACAATGTGGCCGTGTCTGCTACAAGTCCGAGGATAAGATCACGGAAGGTTCCGCTGAAAAGTTCGTTGCCGGGATCATCAAGCGTGGGCATGAAGCAGTTCTGGAACATTGTTCCTTTACGGTGAAGTTCATTTGTGATCGTGGGGTTTCTCATGAGATCGTCCGCCACCGGATGGCTTCTTACTGTCAGGAATCCACCCGCTATTGTAATTACGGCAAGGGCAAGTTCGGTGAGGAAATCACGGTGATTGAACCTTGCTTCCTTGAACCCGGTTCCAGAGCCTATGACTATTGGCGGGATGCCTGTGAAGGGGTGGAAATTCGCTATTTTGATATGCTGGCGGAAGGATGCACACCGCAAGAAGCCCGTTCGGTTTTGCCCAACAGCCTGAAAACGGAAGTGGTTATGACTGCCAACATTCGGGAATGGCGGCATTTCCTGAAATTACGCTGTTCACCCGCCGCACATCCGCAGATGCGGGAAGTGGCCTTGATCCTGTTGGACAAGGTTCATTGGCTGATTCCGGTGTGCTTCGATGATATTTGGAGTGAATACCATGCCGATGTTTAAGAAGTCCGGTGGTAAAATCTTCGCCGTTCAGTTCAACAAAGCTGAAGAACGGGCCTTGGATCAGGAAATCAAGAAACAGATTGTGGAAAATGATCGGGCCTTTGACATGGACAAAGAATCATCCATCCTGTGGATGCTTCACACCCAATTTGGCTTTGGCCCAAAGCGCCTGAAGCTGGCGTGGAAGCTGTTCTATGCCGAAACCTTGAAGCTACGGGAACATTACCTGATGGAACAAGCCGATGATGGGTGGTTGGCCCGTAAAAAGCTGAAGGACATTGGGTGTGACATTGAAGAATGGTACAGAGAAGAAGGAGGGAAAACCGATGCCTAAACCTTGGGAAAATGCTGAAGGGTATCACGATCCGACAGCCTACCACGGCACAAAGAATATCATCCGTGACGAGGATGAACAGCAGAAGCGGGTGAACACCCTGATCTTCGTCCTGAAGTATATCACCCGTTTGGCGGGGTTTGAACTTCTGAACCGCATTGAAATCAAAGACCGTAAGACCGGGAGGGAATACAAATGAAAGAGCCATTCAAGTGTTGTTGGAATTGCCGCCTTGGTGGAATGCGCCTTCACCTGTCAAATAAAAAGCAAGACGAT